TCGGTAAATACGTTGCTATCACTTGCACTTTCAACTAATGCTCTAATTTCTGCTGCGGTCTGATCTGCCGTTGCTGATGCCTCTATTCCTGATAATTTAGTTTTCTCAGCATCGGTAAAAGCATTAGTATCAGATTCACCTTCATAAGCACTTTTAATCTCTGCACCTGTCTGATCTGCGGTGGCTGACGCTTCAATTCCGTCTAATTTTGTCTTTAGCGTATTAGTAAAATTATTCTGCGTTAACCCACCATCACCTACGCTATAGGTAGTATTAGTATCGGTAGAAGCAAAGTTTAATTTTCCATTTGTATCATCATAAGTAACACTGATATTAGTTTCAGTATTACTACTGACCATCGCTCCAATAATATCTTGCACTTGTTCTGTAGTTAGCTGTGTATTAGTATCAGCAGCAGTGATTGTAATAGTGTCATTACTGGCATCAGTTGTTATCGTGACATTCGTACCAGCAACAAATGTAAAAGTATCAGTAGCACTATCAGCAACTACATCTGATTGACCAGAAACAGCAATGGTAGAAAAAGCATTTTGGTTTGCTTCACCACTTCCACCGCCTCCACCACCTGATCCATTAGAGGCAGCAGTAATTCTTCCCTGTGCATCAACTGTTATATCTGTATTTGTATAAGATCCAGCCGTTACAGCAGTATTGGCTAATTTATCAGCAGTTACAGCATCATCAGCTATCTTTGCAGTTGATACGACTCCAGCATCTATCGTATAAGTACCACCACTATTACTAACCGTTATATCACCTTTATCACCATCTGAAACAGATGCGCCTGTTGCTCCCTGTGCGCCTGTTGCTCCCTGTGCGCCTGCTGTTGTAATTTCTACAGTTGTTACTTCGTTTACTTGACTAACAACAACTTGATTTGCATTGCTCATACTGTGTAACCCTCACTTACAAATAGTGTACCCTCTAAATAATATTCTTTATTACCCGATCCATCTGTTAGTAATACATCATATTTTAAAACATTAGGAGTAAAGTTTGCAGTATCAGTATCTTCTAACTTTATATCAACAATGCCACCTGTTCTATTTGTATAAGTAACAGTAAAATCAGCATATTTTGTAGAACGTGGATCGTCATAAACCTGTGCTGCAACTGTATATCCAGTAAGATTTATTGCAGATCCAGTTGAATCTTTGAATGTCAAGCGTAAAGGAAAATCTGCTCTACGTTGAACTGTAAAATCTTTTTTAGCAGGGATAACAGCCATTTTTTATGTTGCAATAAATCCGAAAGTTCTTAAAACAGCTAAAGCACTTTCTAATTTAGATTCTAACTCTACACAAAATTCTAACAACTCTGTAGTGGTTGCACTTGCAGCATTAGCAATTGTAATAGAGCCATTTGCAGTCGGTAACGAACCAGAACTTGCTGTTGCAGTTATATTTGTAATGGCACTTTGCTGTACAACAGGTGTTGCATTGAAAAATCCTAGTTTTTGTGTTGTAGCAGTAGCTATTTTTATACCAGAAGTATTATCTACAATTAAATTACCTGACTGTGTAACATCACCATTTGTTCCCAATTGCCATATCGTTGATTGTGATCCAGAAGTATTATTTTTTAATCTCAAACCATTATCAGATTGACTATTTTTTATTTCCCAAGTATCACCATTATCATCACCTTCATCTGCTATTAATTTTAAAACTGCACTACTACCTTCAAATCCTTTAATGTTAAATTCTGCATCCCCATCAGGATCAGAAACAGTAATACCAGTTGAATCTAAACTTAAAACAGTAGATAAAGTTCCAGCGTTCATCACCTGTAAATTTAACTGCCCATCTTCTGTTCCATCACTTGCATCAATAATTACAGATTCTATTGCTGCATAATCTACTTCTTCTGGTGTACCAGCATCATTTTTTCCTCTATAAAAAATTGTTGATATAACATCATTATCTTGACCAGCACCACTAGCTCCTCTTCTGTGATACAACATAAGGTTTGCAGCACTAGCAGCGTCATCAGCATCAGATTGTAATTGTAATGCTTGACCTGTAAGAGTTGTTGTTAAATGTAAAGGATAAATAGGATCAGCTTCGCCAATACCAACTTTATTATTTTTAAGTCTTATCCTTGAGGCTAACGTACCACTAGCACTAGACATAATATCTAATATGCCATCTTCAGAACCGTCTGTGGTATCTTCTATAGAAGCAACAATACTTGCATAGTCGTGTGTATTACCAGCAGAATCCTCTCCTCTATAAACAAGGTTTCCTAAGTTATCATCTGCTGCTGGTGAAGCAGAGTTTCTAAATAAAACAAGATCGGGTGCATTGTCCGCATTGTTAGAAGTATTCTCAATAATTACTTGATCTGTTGTGTCGTCACTAAACAAATGGAACTGTGCAGCAGGGGTTCCAGATCCTAATTGAAATCCTGTTGTTGTAAACGATCCAACTAAACTCTGATTAGCAGTTATTCCTATTTCATTACTTGCAATACTAAAAAACCCTGTCGCACCAGAATCCCTTATAAAACCTACACTAGGAGCAGAAACAGTACCATTTGGTATGTTTTTTAGGATTGTTGTTAATTTTATTTTTTTATTTTTATTAGCATTAGCAGATTCACTTACATCAATTACAGGAAAAACATCATTAGATACAGGAGCAGTTAATTCAGTAAGTGCTGTAATTTTCCTATCAGCCATTTATTTCTCAGATGTTACCTCTATATTACCTTCTAATTTGTTTAAAAACTCTGTTTGTCTTTTAATATATCCTTGGTTTTCTAAAATAGGTTGTGTAATAGCATTTATTTGTGTTTGCTTTTCATTAATAGCAGTTTGTGCTTGTTCTTGTATTTGTTTAATTTCTTGCTGCAATAATGAAACTTTTTTCACATCAATGTCTAGCTGTTCTTTTGCACTAGCAATATCTTCTTTAATAAGATCAACAGGGTTACTCATGGTTTTAATGTGTTTTTTTATATTTTACTAAGCAGCTTCTAAGGCCGCAACTTTAGTTTCTAATGTTTCAATTTTTGATATTGATTCTTGTAAGGCAGCAGTTAGTAAAGGAACAATTCTAGTCATATCCATTTGTTGATGGATTGGATCTCCTAAATTACCATCAGGAGCATCACCAGAATCTATTAAGGCTTGTGTAATTACTGCATCTTTTGTTCCTACTACAGCCTCTGGAACTATCAATGCAACTTCATGTGCTAAAAATCCATCTACAGTTTCATCAGGATTTGCTTTAAAATTAAACCTTGAAGGTTTTAGTTGTTTAAATCTCGTAATTGCATTTGTTATTTCAACAATATTTTCTTTTAATCTATAATCTGAATTATTAGTAAATAATGTTGTACTACCACTTGTTGTAATAGCACCTTCATTAACTCCACCAGAATCCCTAAAAACTATCATATTTCCTTGCATACTTCCTGTAGCTCTTCCATGTCTTAAATCTAAAATGTTGTTTGCACCTGTACCACTTTTATGAAAAGCTGCGATAGCTAAATCTGTAGTTTTAATACTTAAACGTTGTTCAGTTTGAATTTGTGTAGTACTGTCTCCAATATGAAGCCTACCAGCCTCAGTTAGTATCATTCTTGTATTGCCACCTATCGCAAATTTTGTATCACCACCTACTTGTTGAAGGTTTAAATTACTAGTTCCAGTATTTCCTAATGTAAGTTGTGCTGTTCCATCATCGCTATTTTGAACTTTCAATATTGTTGTGCCAGATCCCTCGACACATAATTTTTGATCAGGGTCAGGATTACCAATACCAACATTACCACTCGTATCAATGGTAAAAAGCTCAACAAGAGAGCCTGTAGATAAACTCCTTATACCAAATTTATTGTCAGAAGAGGGGACTGCAATTTGCCAGTAATCTGCATTATCATCTCCTTCGTCTGCTTGTAAAACTATTTTTGCGGCAGAACCTTCATTACCTGTAATTTTAAATTCACAAGCACCAGAAGGTGACTTTACCTCCACGCCAGTCGTACTTGTTACTAAAGCTGAAGAACCAGCATGAAATAGTTCACATTTCCCATTATTTACAAATTCAGCAATTGAAACACCGCCACCAGTAGTTATTAATACTTTCGTTCCATTAGTTTTTAATTGTAGATTACCAGTTCCAGAATCTTCAATTATAGAGTTACCTCCAGTATGTGAAATTGTAAGATCTGAGCCAGTACCAAATACAGCTTTAGCATCATCAGCAAATTCAAGAGCATTTTCTGATTGGTCAAAAACTATATTGGCAGATGCTCCTGTGAGTTGTAAATCTCTTGCAATAGTGCCATCTAAATTTATTAAGTCTATAAACCCATCATTAGCACTGTTTCTTATTTTTAATTTACCAGCATTACTATCGGCAAAAGTCATGAACGCAACAGTAGTTGAAGGATCTGAAGCATTACTGTTATTAGAAAGGATTGCAGCTAAACAGTTATTAAGGTCTGAACGAAAACTAGCCCCTGACTGGTTAGCTAAATTGTAATCATGTGTTGCCATAAGTCAGTTATTGCAATGAATTTGAGAATTTATGCACCTTCCGCACCAAAGCCATTAGCTTGATATGCAAATGTGCGGTCAATAGCTGCATTTGAACTATTGAAAAAAGTAATGCTAAAGCCTGTACGACTTTCACTACTAATTACATAATAGTCTCCTGTAGCCATATTACTAGCAGTTATGCCCAATTTAGGAGTTTGATAAAAGGCTTTGTCATAAGTTACCGCTTTTGCACCAGTACCGCTAGACAAAGAATTGCTTTCTGTTCTATTTTCAAATAATAATTGATAACCTAATTCATCTACAAGTGGGGTTTGATCATTATATTCAGAACTTAAATTTAATTTAAATTGAAATAGCCTTCCTGTAAATCTTCCGTTTTCCATAGGTACAAATTCACCGTAGGTTGATGAATCTTCTTGATCGAATTTATTACCATCTTCTAATAATAAAAATTCAGTATTCTCATCTTGTATTTCGTCATCTGTAAAGGCATCATTACTTTTTCTGAAACTTAAAACACCATTAGTTTCATCGGGTAACGCACCATCGAAATCACTCCATTGGTCAATATTTGTAAAATGTAGATCAATAGTATCATTTGGATATAAACCTCTTATTTTTAAAATTCTATTAAATTGAACTGTAAAAATACCACCTAAATCGACTGTATTTTCAAAAAAATATTCTCCTGATGTTTTTAAAGTTCCACCAAAATCTATATTCTGTAGATAACCCTGCTCAAAATCTACCTTATCATCTATTTCATCATCAGTATCTAAAACAAGTGCATCATATTCATCAGAATAAAAACAATCATTACGTTGACCAGGAAAAGGTGCAGTGGCTTGATCTTCTCTAACTGTCTGTACTAATAATTTTGGTAATTCTTCGGGTAAATTTATTACAGCACTTATAGCATTTGATGACTTATTATTTTCTTTGTCTTTAAATTTTACAAGATATTCACCATTTAATAAAGGAACTATTAAATAATCTGTTGTTGCAGAAACTTCTCTTAATAAAGTGCTGTTAGGCCAAAGGCCAGTTCCATCTGTTAAAGATGAATGTCTAATAATTGCAATTAGTTCTTCCTTATTTCCTGTATAAGTTGTAGGTATATTCCATTTGATAATAGCCTCGTTTTTTGTTGTAGCTTCTACAGATACATTAATAGGATCTGGTGGTAATAAAATTTCTGGTATAACTGGTGAACTAGTACTTGGTATAGATTGTTTAGGTATTGTAATAACAGTTGAAACGTACTTTGATTTTTTATTATTTGGTGCAACCCCTTCTGCTCTTACTTCAAATGTAACTTGTGATTTTGGTTTTAAATTATCAATTTCAAAAATCGTATCTGATGTAGTAGCAAATTTAAATGATCCATCACCAATTTTATACCTCACACCAAAAACAATAGAAGCACCATTAAGACCTCTAGACCAACTAAAAACTGCTTTACTATTAGCCATAATTAAGGGGTATTAACAACAATTACAGAGTGTTGTAAATTAGTAGGAACACTTGGTCTTGCATCAAAGAAGGTAATGTCTGTATATGCTAATTCTGAATTTGTATCGGCAGCAGCATAGATTGAATCATTAAACTGTACTCCCTGTATTGTATAGGTTCCATCATTATTATCTATCACATCAATACATCTAAATTTTTGATGTTGTAATGAACTAGAAGTAACTGTATAAACAGATTGCGATTGTGGTGCTGAAGAAAAAGCACTTACAGTTACAGTCGTACCAGATACAGCACTTATTGTTTTTGATTCAACTGTTCCATCTGGTAATGTACAATTCAAAGTAAAAGAAGTAGGATTGCTACTTAAAACAGAAGATAAATCTTTATCAAGAACAATTGATGTTGTAGTAGCACCAGAAGCAATCCTTCCAGCCCTTTGCACTCCCTGCCTCATCTCATCTGCTACTGCAAAAACTTGACTAGGCAATACAGCGAGACCATCTAAACCTGTTTTAAAAATTACAACATCAGCATCTAGTTCTTCGCTTTTTAACATCCAAGTACCTAATCTTTGAGCTTGATATTTTGAAGAACAACCAAAGGCAACTAAATCTTTAACCTGATAACCATATTTATTAATTAAATCATAATCTTCAACGACAACTACATTAGGTTTATATAAATTTTCTGGATCGTTATATCTAACTCTTATTGAAGTCGATCTAGTTTTTAAAGACGTTCCAGAATAATTAAACACACCACCAATTACATTTGCATTGTTATAAAGATGAACAGGGTCAACATCAGAACCGTCTAAATTACCATGATCTGCGCCTACATTGACGGTGTTAGCAGCCCAATATGTCATACCTCTAAATGTACTAGCAAGATTCTGTAAAACTTTATATGCTTCATTTTGTGCAGCAATAACAGTATTTATAGCAAATCTTGGTTCTAAGCCATCAGGTGTATTTACTCTTTGATTTGCATATTGCGCCAGTGGATATAAATCAACCCAACTTATATTTGATGCCTTTACGAAATCACCTGCTCCATGCTTATCACTTGTAAGCATATCAAAGAAAATACAAACAGGACACGTTGTCCAATGCTTACCATTTTTTAAACTTCCATTAAAAGAACCATTAAAGGTTAAACTGCCATCATTTCTAACAGTTGCATTATGTGGAATTTTTACTTTCATTCCTTTAACTAAATATGCTCTTGTCGGCAATGATGAAAAAGCTTCTGTTGAAAGCGATACACCTACACAAGCTGTAAATGGATAGCGGCTTTTAAAATCTTGCCGTTCAATCATAGATGTTAAAATTACACGATTTGCTCTTGTATTTTCTAATGGTGTAGTTGAATCTATATCCTCGAAATCACTTTTTTTTACCTCATAATCATTTTCTTTATCTGTCACCTTAATAATTTTAAAAAGAAAAGGAGCTTGACCATCTAATTGAATACGAGGTGTTTTGAATTGATATGCAGATGTACTTATACCAGTAAAAGATTTATCGTAAACTTCGTTAAATCCAGTACCTTTTGATTTAAGAAGCACCCTTATTCTTGTTTTTGCATTAAATAATTGACCTCTTGCAACACCCTCCATCGCTGTACAAAATAAAGCTGGAATTGTAAAAAGAAATTCTACAGATGTTGTATCATCATCAGTAATTTGTTTTAATGTTTTACCACCACCATAATCTCTAGCAGTAACTTTGTTTTGAGCATTTTTTGTTTCACTATAATTAGAACCTATTTCTTCAGAAAAATTAGTTAAATTAGATGCTCCACCTTTTTGATAATCTGAAAGTTGTGGTTGGTTTTTTGTTCCATATCTCAATTCGTATGTAAAGTGTTTATTAGAAACATTTAAAGTATTTGCTGTTTGCACTGGTGTTTCATCTAAAAAAATACCTTTTTTTGCTCCAACAATACCTTCTATTTCACCTTCACAAAGAAGATCAATAACTTTAATTGTGGATGTAGAATTTAATCCCATAATTATTTTTTTCTTAAGTTATAACCTGCTTGTCTTATTTTAAATACAGCAGAATTAAAATTGATACCAGTGTCTATAATCTCAATAAAAGCTATATAAGAATTTTTACCACTAATATGTTGATAAGGAAGTTTTGCTATATAGTTAAATTTTTGTGATTTTAAAGTTAATCCTTGAATAGTTGCTTGATTATTTAACACTAAATTACTAGAATCTCTTTCTTTAATAATTATTCTGTAGGTAATAAAACCATCAATTCTTGTAGTGTCATTCTCTCCAACAAAATCAACTAAACCAGCGACTTGAAAAAGTATTTGAAAATCATCTGTATTATTTACGCTATTATTTTCACCTTCAGCAGTTCCACCTAAATCTGCTACAAATTCCTGTTCACCTTCCTTATCTAAGTCTACTGTAAAATCACTTGTCAAAGCAAAAGAAGTTCCTTTTGCTGCATTTTTTGGGCCATTATATATTTTTGCCTCTAAACCACCTGCAGTTGCGTATTTACCTGTTAATTCTTCACCATTAAGACGTACAGAATCTAAACTAGGTGGTCTTATATATTTCATTAGTGGGTCAGATTCGTTTGCTATCTCAATATCTGTACTTAAAATATGACCTCCAACTAAAGCTTTTCCATAAACAACTGGAATTGTTTTGCCAAGTCCTACAGTATTAGCGGCTCCTGTATAGGCATAACTTTGTGACCCATCAGATCCTCTTGTAATACCACCTGCGCCACCCGTAAAACCTGATAAAGGTGCATCAAAATCGAAAGAAGGCAGTTGTGGTTGTGGTGAAATCATGTCTGAAACTCCAGATAATATAAGACCAACTCCTATTTTTCCGACTATTCCACCTAGAGTGGTTGCACTCGCAGCAAATGCTGCCCCAAATCCACCAGTAGCAACAACTAATGCAACCCCAACCAATGATTTAACCACACCACCGCTACCAGTAATAACAGGTGTTATAACTAAATCATTTTGTCCTAATGGTAAACCTAACTCTTCGTAGCCTAAAAACTCACCAGCTTGTACAACTGTAAAACTTATCCCATCTTCATGTGCAGTTGCAAAATAATTTTTAAGATCAGGATGATTTATATAAAGCAATTTTATTGCTTCACTAGGAGATCTTAAATTATGATAGACATGAGTTTTACCCCATCTTTCACCTAATTCATCTAGCAGCAGAATTTTATGCTGCATATCTAAAACACCCTACAGTTCTTTTTCTATAATAATGGTTAAAGTACTCTGAACAACTCACAGACTCAAATTTTTGATGTAGTATCATATCATTTTTTAGAAGAACAGCACCATGCATTGGTTCTTTTGTCCATATCTTCATTATTAAAACATCATTAGGTTTTCTTTGATCTATATCTATTTCTTTAAAATTTAATTTACTAGCATCACTAAGAAAAATACTTTTACAAGTTTCAAAATTCTCTGGTCGCTCATAATCTGGCAAGTTTATTCCTAATAATGCATAATAATCACGCACTATCGAGTAACAGTCAAAAACACCATACTGCCATTGTCTGCCAATTAAGGATTTATAATTTGCCATGTGTCCTCTGGTAAAAGATAAACGTACCAAGGAATCTTTGTAGCTGTACAAGATTTTCTATCTGGTTCACTTGCATTACCGCCTTCTGGATGACTATGAATAATATACTGGAGTTTTCCTTTTGATCTTGCCTTTAAAAAATCTTTTGGATGTATTGCAAAATTATCTTCTGGTGTATCTGAAATATTATTGCAAGCATAATAAACATCATTAACCACAATCCCACAGGATTCTTTTGGTGCTTCTTGTATTGCGTGTTCCTTAGCAGCTTTTTTAAACATCATCACATCTGTAGTCTTGCATTTAAGAATCCACCAAAAGGAACTTTAGTCTTTTTGCCACGAAATCTTTTTAGGCAACTTGAATATTTATGACCACATTTGTCTTCACTTCGGGAGTTAACTACATTATCATTAGTATCAAAATATCTTGTTCCGTTATAACCGCATTGTGTACCTCTATAAAGCCAAGGACAATGTTCTACAATTTGTCTTTTTGGTAATCTAAGATTTTGCATATTAATTTTACCAGTAAGTTCAAAAACAACTGATTCAGGTGTTTCTGCGGCAACTCTATCTATATACCAAATATCATCTATTTGAGCTATTGCAGTGGGATCTGCGGTTGGATTTGTACCACTAGAAAAATTTACAGCATCTAAAAATTTTTTATGTGTTTGTATTCTTTTAAGTTCTGCATTTAAAGGATTATACAAAAGCATTAAATTTGTTATGGCATTATCAGCATTTGCAACAGTGAAAGTGGGACGAGGTAATGTACCCTTTGTAACTTTGTCAAAACCTCTTACTTGAACAGGTGCTGCAACATATGTAACCCCACCAAAAACTATATTACTTTTTAATTCATTTGTTCCAGCATGATAATAAAAAGTTTGATTTACACCGTTAACATCAGCAGTTAATTTAAGTTCAAATAAAGTAATAAGTGCAGATGGTTCAAGTTTCTGTATTTCTTCACTAATTTTTGAAGAAGATGGTGAAATTTGAGTACTTGTCATGCTTCGGCAACCTCCTCAAATGTTGCATTTATTGTAGCTCTATTTAAATACGGTATTGTTTTATTCCAATCTCTACAAATGAGTTTTTTACTGGCACTTTCTCCCGGTGGAGTGTAATCAAAGTTTTCAACACCTGCCCTAGCATCTAAAAAGGTTTCTATTTCATCCGCATCTGTTTCACTTATATTTTGCCATTTAAGTTTATACACTTTTAAATTTTGATTAATTCCAAAAGTTGATCGTTGAGAATATCCCGAACCAAATTTAGCAATCCGAATATTTGGTTTAGATGTTTTAGTTAGTCCATAAGTAGGATTAACTGTTGTGGGAAAATTTGCCATTAACTTAATAAACCTCCAGCCATTTGTTGGTTAACAATTTCAGCTTGAACTGCTGATGCGATTACTTCACCTAATTTAGCAGCACTATCATCATCTCCTTGAACAGCAGAACCAGAAGCATCTACATTGACCACCACGCTAGTGGAACCTCCAAGAGCATGGTTTGGTGTAACCATACCAGAAACTCCTGGTGTAAACAATTCTGGACCCTTTTCACCAACAATATAACTACCACCACCTTTTACTGGTCCTCCATTTGCTTTTGGAAAAATACTCCCTAATAAACCTTCTCCTGGAGTAAATACACCAGCAACATTACCAAAAATTCCTAAATTCAAAAATGAATTTGCCATATTATTTAATACATTTCTCAAGGCTTCATTTAAAGTCTGAGTTCCTTGAATTAGTCCTTTTAAAGCATTACCCATATCTTGAGCCATGATATTACTTACTTGTCTCATAGGATCTACCAATGCTTTTGCATTAGCAACAACTTGTTCTTGCAAATTTACTTGAGCCTCTAATTTATTTATAGCGTCATCATGTAAACCATTTTCAGTACCTTTATTATCTAATTTTAATCTTTCTAAGTCATTTTGTAAGTTTGTTAATTTAAATTCTTCTTGCATTAATTGTAATTTTTCATCACTTGTATGTAATCTTTTCTCTTCAATTTCTAAAGCCTGTTGTAAAGGTAAAATTTGCTGTTCAAACTTAGCTTGATCAATAAAAGCTTGTGTTTGACTTGGTGAAGATTGACCTTGTGGAGTGCCTGATAATAATTTTGGAATACTATCTGGCGAGCCAAGTGCTTTCTTAAGATTAAAAGTAATTCTTTCGTCCAAAATCTCAGCAAAAGTTTTACCAATATCTTTACCTTGGTTTGTAGTTTGAAATATTTTTTGAGCTTCTAATTGAGATTGATTTACAATAGATTGTCGTGCCTTACCAAAATTTGTTCCTTCTTGACCTTTTAATGATTTTAATAATTTACCTTGCGTCATTCCACTCATTATTGAATCTATGAATGGAACTAAGGCTTTACCTAAAAATAGAGTTATAGCTGTTCCTAATTGATTTATCTTATTTTGAAATTCGAGCATTTTTTCAGAGTTTTCTTTTAAAATATCAGGACTGTTACCAAATTTTTTATTAAATTCATCTAAGACTAGCTTTGCTGCTGAACCTTTTAATCCCATTTTTTCTAACTCTTTAGCCATTTTTTCTGTAGGAGTACCAATTAGACCTAATTTTCCAATTAAATTATCTATATTCTCTTCTGGTTTACGCAATGCTTGAGTTAAATCTTCCATAGCCGAACCAATGGCTGTACCTGCAATAGATAAAGCGAATCCAAACTGACCCATACCTGGTATTGCGGACAACGCTCCACCTGCAATACCGCCAGCTGCACCGCCTAAAGCTGAAATAGGTCCTTGTCCGAATAACAATGGGAAACCACCACCAATGATTCCACTACCAACAGCACCTCCGATTCCTCTTCTGATACCAGCATCTATCCCACTTCTTCTAAGTTTAGCTCTTGCTAACTCGTTTTCAGCTTTTATTTCTTGTTGTATAATTCTTGATTTTGCTTCACTAAAGCTTATGCCTTCTTTATAGGACAATCTTTCTATTCTAAAAAGTTTTTCTTTATTAGATAGTTGTTTATTAAATTGTTCTTCAACTTTTACAGCATTTTTTATAGCCACTCTATAGTGATCTGTTCCTATAGCTGCTTCATTGACTGCTTTACGAGTACGACCAAGTTCTTTTGATAAATTATTAAAATTTTTAACCGAAGCAGGAAAAGCTTGACGAACACGTTTATTAAAAATATCTATTTCTTTTTGTAATCTTTTAGTCTCTACCCTTGTTTTTTGAAGATCTTTTGCACCTTTAATTGCTAATTCTAAATTGACGCTATAATCTGCCACTTTTTATAACAATTAAAATATTTATCTTATTCTACCTCTTTTCCCTTTTAAAGCACTACTTCTTTGTGCTTCTTCTTGTTGTTTTTTAAAATCTTCATGTTCTATCTCAGCATAAGCAGCCCAACCTATCATTTCCTCTATAGTCAAAGTTTCTGATAATTCAGCAACAGTTTTACCTAGTTCTTTTGCTAGTGAAAATATAAATTTCCAATCATTATTCGCTTTTCAATTCGGCTTTAGCCTCTTTTACCCCCTTTGTCTGACCAGCTTCTATCATTGCTAATTGTATTTCTTGTAAAATATTTGCTTCAACTTCTCTTCTTAAAGATGCTTTATCTCCATCTTGAAAAAGTCTACCTCCATCTTTATTTAATGCTTTTTCAATCATTAACATCAAAGCAAAATCATTAGTGTCATCAGTGTTTGATTTTTTACTTATTGATTCTCTTTCAGCAATGGTAAGTGGATGCCAATAAACACTAAAAATAATTTTTCCGTCTTTAATTACATCATGCTGATATAGTTGGCTCACACCAAAACTATTTTTCAAAAGTTCGATTGCTCTAGTCATAAATAATACAATGCTATTCTATTATACTAGGCATTAGCTGAAAATTGGCAAGATATTACACCAATAAAATGACTTCTATCTTCAATTTCAAGCGTTACTGGTCCGTTAATATCCTGTACTCTTGGTGCAACACTAAAAGTATCAGAATAATTAGAAGCATTTACTGAAGTAAGGCCATCAATAACAGATTCACTTATAGCAGATAAAACAGAAGTACCTTTGCTTTTTGGAACGTAGACATTACATTGAACAACGCCCGAATAATAATCTGTTGAGGCTCCTTGATTTTGTAAAGTTGCTTGTGTGAAATTTAAATTCATTACTACATATTTTTTAGCTTTACCAGGAGTCACAAAAGTAACATTGTCATATACAACAGAAACAGTATTATCTGCTGCTACAACTGCATCTGTTACTGCTTTTTCAAATGCTGCTCTTGCGTTTACTAATGTCATAATTAAAACTCAGTGTAAGCCTGTCCACCTGTACCTTCAGTAGATAAACCTTTTGTCTGTCTTGATGCTACAAATAGTTTACCCTCTTTCATCGTTTCTTTTATTAATTTTCCTAATTCACCTTGTATAAAAACTTGTACTTTACCTCTTTCTAATGCGTAAGCTGCATATTTAGCCCTATTGCCAATAAAAACTGGTTTTTTGAAATTAAATGTTTTTTCTACAGGAAATCTTCTTTGTATTTTATAAGCAGGTTTTTTGTTAGTGAACGCAACACTTTTTTTAATATTAGCCCAAGGTTGAAAATCCTCTACTTTATCTTTTGCTTTTACACCCATAGTTTGTGCTTTCCAGCTGCTTGCAAAAAATCCTGTATAAACTGGACTTCTTTTCTTAGTTGATAATCCTTTATGAACCTTCCTTATTAATTGGTTGAAATCTGCATTTAATTGAGATTCAAGATCTTTTATCGGATCTTCTTTTAAAAAATCTTTAGCCATCAGAACCGTACCAATACTGTATATAAATAAACCTGCCCACCTTTCTTCGTATCAATATCATAAATTTTTGCAGCTACATTAGATCCTGCATAACTCAATGTAATCTCATCATCAAAATCAACTTGATTATCACCTATCAAATCGGGAGTAATGTATAACTTTGCATTTCTCATCTCTTTACCTTCATCTTCTTCTGATCTAATAAACTCAATTGGTACCTTTATATCTGAGTAAGTTGTATCTACAGTAACTTGCTCTCCTGTCTCTACGTTATAACTTGAAACTCCTTTCTTTACATAAGTGATAGTTGTATCAAGAGAATCTCCTAAAGTTGCAACTATATCTTTTGCAACGCTTTTTAATAGTGAATCAAGTTGTCCTGCCATTATCCTCTAACTACCCTCATCTGAAAACTACCAGCTCCACCTAACATATAAGCTCCAAGATAACTTTGTAGCCAAGGATAAACGTCTAAAATATTATTTATAGATCCTGTTCCCTGACTTTCAGTATTGTATTTAACTTGAATATCTCCCAACTTAACTTCTTCAAAATTTCCATCTTTACCTGTAGTTCCTGTAATAGCATCAGTATCATTTGCCAAAGCTCTAGCTAGTTCATATTGTGCATATTTAATATTATTTGGAATAGTTGAACAACTTAACTCAACTCTATCTACCTGATAATTTGTTCTTGGAAATTTTAATGCTTGATTCTCGTCACATCTATCACCTTGAAATACAAAAGTATCAATCCATCTTGTAGCAGCTATTAATGATCTGTTTTTTTGATCGTCTGTTTTATTAGTCCAAGTGCTTGAATCAGGTACAGTTTCAAAATATGTATTAGCTTCTGTCAATGTGACATAGCTATTTGCAGTTTCACTTTTTATAGTTGCATTTATGGTAGCTGCCACGATTAATAAAGTAATTTAGTTTTATTGTAGCGTAAA